GATTATGAGTCGCTCGCTCTCACCACTGAGCTAAAGGGCCGGGAGCAGAATAATAATGGTGCGTAATTAATTCTGCAATCTCATCCGTTTCAAACGATTAAATCCTGAACTTCCCTGACTGTCTGCTCAAAACGTCCGGTCTCCAGCTCAACACCAATTGCACGACGCCCAAGCGCCATAGCCGCCTTTATGGTTGAGCCAGAACCCATGAAGAAATCCGCCACCATGTCACCAGGACGACTGCTCGCGCTGATTATCTGCTGCAGCATTTCTGCCGGTTTTTCGCACGGATGTTTCCCGGGATAGAACTGCACCGGTTTATGCGTCCACACATCGGTATACGGCACCTGCACCGTCACGCCAAAATACCGCCGCAGATGTTTATATTCACTCAGCAGCTCCGCATACTGCCGGTTCAGCTCACTGTATGTGCTGACCAGTTGGTAATGGGACTTTTCCAGTTCTCCCCGCTGATGTTTCTCTTCTGCCACCCGGGCAAACAGCGACTGTAATTTCAGATAATCGCTTTCGTTCGGTAGCTGCCACTGACTGGCACTGAACCAGTGCGACACCATGTTTTTCTTTCCTGTGGCATCTGCAATCTGTTTTGCCGTTATCCCCAGGGCCGCGCGCGCATCACGAAAGTAAGCAATCAGCTGGGCCATCACATGCTGTTTCAGTGCCCTGCCCTTCGCCTCACAGCCATCATCTTTCGGGCGATACGGCCCCTGATAATGTTCCGCGAACAGAATGCGCTCTGTGGCCGGAAAATACGCCCGCAGGCTTTCCTTGTTACACCCGTTCCAGCGTCCGGACGGCTTTGCCCAGATGATATGGTTCAGCACGTTAAACCGCTCACGCATCATGATTTCGATATCAGATGCCAGGCGATGGCCACAGAACAGGTAAAGACTTCCGGCAGGTTTCAGCACCCGCCAGAACTGAGCCAGACACTGGTCCAGCCACTTCAGGTAATCATCGTCGCCCTTCCACTGATTGTCCCAGCCCTCGGGTTTCACTTTGAAATACGGCGGATCGGTAACAATCAGGTCAATGGAATCATCAGGCAGGGACTGAATAAAATGCAGGCAATCAGCGTTGATTAAATCAACACTGTTTATTTTTACAGTATTTTTCATGGATCAGTAAGCGTAACTCTGGTAGGCTCACTCTGCTTTTGCGCTAAAGCAGTGGGCCGTGGTTCGCTTGTGACCAGTAAGCATGAGCGAATGGCTGGCAGGTGCTACCAACACCCACCAGCCGCCCATTACCACAAATAAAAAAGCCTTCACTGAGGAAGGCGTCTGTAACAACCGAACTGATAATCTGCCAGACCCGCCATAACAAGCTGGGTCAGTATTAACTGGCAACGTTCGCGTGAAAGGTAAGTATTATGCGCAATTTCCCCGACGGTCGCCGGTTCGGTGACGCTTAATTCATTAAACACCACTCTGGCAGTTTCGGTCATATCCTGCTGTTTTAGCATGCCTTTTCCCTTTTCTGGTTAACGTGACATACCAATAACTCTTGTCGAAAAAGCCAGCAAGCTGAAAGACCGATATTAATAACTACCAGCGCGTTTAATGTACCGCACTTCGGGCATCAAAAAACCCGCTCAATGGCGGGTTTAATTAATGAGGTAACAACCTTAACTTGTTTGATTCTGTACTTCAGTGGCCTTCTTCCCTTCAATACCTGCCTTGAAAGTCTCGAATGTTTCAACATTAAACAGCGAAAAAGATTCGATCTGATCGAAGGGCAACACATGCCTAAACTGATAAACTGACAATGGCTCAGAAGTTAATGTGATACCCTGACTAAGGTAGTAGTCCACATAATTATGCTCAACACAAAAAGTCAGAGTATCTTTATCTCTGTACCCGGACATAAAAGGGATTAGCACCAATGTGTTAGTATCTAACTGATTGAAACGTGCCTCATCAATCATCCCCACATAGACCTTGCGAGACTTCAGTGTAACCAACAATAACAATCCACGCTCAACTGATTCAAGAAGGATATTTTCCACGGCACTATGAGCCGCAATTTCTTCAAAAATAGCCTTGCGCTTTTGTGGGTCTTTATGGTTTTTGGTTGCCTCTGATGCCTTCCCGATACTTACAATAATAGTGAAAGCTATCGACATAGCAGGGAACATGCTCAACCCAAACACTTGCATTTTGAGAAAGTCATGGGCGAAAGTAAAGGGAGCGTACCAACCAAACAAGTACGCTGGAATGTTCCAAAGTGACATTCCAGCGTACAGAACAACAACCAATAAGGCAGCGATAAGAATACCACTTATGAGAAACTCACCACCTTTCAGTGCAACATCAAAGTATGCATTCCAACCGATCGCTTTGCTTTGACGGTATCGTGACGGCAAATGGCAGTTGGTATAGTGATAACCACAAACTAAAACAATAACAATCAGCGCAGCCCACATAGAAGACTAACCCTTCTTCTTAGTACTCAATCCCTTAATATTGGCTGCGAAAGCCTTTTGCACATCAGCGTTGTTGCGATTCAAAACCATCGAACCATTACTATCAATGAAAAACTTGTCACTTTCATGCTTAGCTTCTTTTCCATCACACATGGAAGCTATATCTGCAATTTTTTTGATGATCTTCTCAGGTGAGAGGATCGCGCGAGCGGCAAGTGTTAGATATTTCGGCATGCTCCCCTCCGTTAACAGATAAAACACAAAAAGCACACAAACAAAGTATGCGCACATCCTAACCTATGTGGCTAACAACCACTTTCTTTTATAAGATGAGTGTATTACCTAAAGGGTAACTCGGCAATAGCAGAATAGTTTTAGCAAGGTAAAATCGATGGTCTTTCGCTCAACTTACGACAAAAGATAGCCCGCTCAGCAGCAGGCTTTGTTTAGTTTGCCATCGTGTACAAAATCAGCAAAATATCAGATTTACACGAAATGTACGCGATTTAATTGACTTTTGCAATAACCCGCCGCGAAAAGGTCGCTTTTTGTTGCGATCTTGTTTTCATGGTATAAATCAAAGATTCGTTGTCGAGGTTCTTAAAAATGTCGCACATATCACGCCAGTAGTGCGCATAATTGTGGCTCCAGTTGTCTGACTTAACTCCACACAGTCTGGCAAGTTCCTGTCGCTGGTAGACGTCACACCCAGTAATCCTCCCCCTGACATCCTGCGCCGCCAGCCAGATTAATTTCTTCAGACGCTCAAGCGTTTTCCCTGTAATTTTTCTGGTGCCAAAATGCACCTGAAACTTATCCCACGCCCATTTCGCAATGACCACCTGATAATCCCAACTCGGATTTTCACTGTATACCCACAGTACCCACGCCTTCTGATGCTCTTCAAGAGACAGAACGGCGCGTCGCCATGATGATGTCGAAAACTCAACCGGACTGACTAGGGCAATTGATGAACCTTTCGCCAGCGATTGCTTTCCCGGGATCGGTGGATTATCCAGCGTTACCATTTTTCCAGTGACCTTATCGCGGTACCGGATTTTTTTACGTCTGTAACGCCCTGTATCAAACATGGCATTCTCCTGCCAGGCTTCAAGCTGACCTTTTGTTGCCCCACTCAAATCGGCGGTGGCGATAATGAGTTGCTCACGAACAAACTGTAAATACTGGTTATTCATGCGCACTCCAGCTCTGTGATTTTTATCCCCAACCGACCACCAGGAACAGGCAGTCCGCGCACAATATTGATTTCATCAAACTGCTCGTCGTCGATAAGCAACCCCGCATGTGTCAGTGCATCCAGTGGTGCTTTCAGAATATTGTCCAGGTCACGACGGCGCTTATCCGGTGGCTCTGCAATCACCTTTATCGCCAGCCTTCCGGACAGGCTTAATTTCAGCCGCTGCTGGCGAACAATAAGCGCCACTGCCCGGCGATAACGCTCCCCGGCTTTTGATACAAAATATGTGCTGCCACGGCGTCGCCAGTAAGTGTTCACCGTCGGCGGGTAAGGTAAAACCAAATCTATGAGCATCAGTCACCTCTTTTACCCAAGCACGCCAGTTGCAAAGGCGTGATCAAGAAAACGAAAAATTAAATCAACCTGAGAACCATGCTTTTCTTCGAACGCCAGAGGATCCGCATGAAGCTCGTTGTGATGCTCCCGACACAGCGGTAGCGTGAAAATATCGTGAGATTTTGTCCCCATTCCGCCCTGACCATGACCAATCAGGTGATGGGGATCGTCGGCTGGCTTACCACAACATGCACACGGCTGCGTCTTAACCCAGCGCGTGTACTTTTCATTAACCCAGCGACG